AATTCCTTTTTTAAATACGAAAACTTACGTTGCTGGTCAATTTGAGTGGGAAGAAATGAAAGTTCAATTTAAAGACCCAATCGGTCCTTCAGCTTCTCAGGCTTTAATGGAATGGTTCCGTTTACATGCGGAGTCAGTTACAGGTCGTATGGGATATGCTGCAGGTTACAAAAAAGACATCGAATTGGAAATGTTAGACCCAACGGGTGTTGTGGTTGAAAAATGGATTATCCAAGGATGTTTCTTAACTAGTTTGAACTTTGGTGATTTGAACTATTCACAAGATGAATTAGCAACAATTGACGCTTCATTAAGGATGGATCGTTGTATTCAAGTATATTAATAGAACAACTTTTCATATCGAAGACCAATATTCCAGAAATGGGGTATTGGTTTTTTTGTTTTAAAACTTGACTTTGTTATAGTTATAGTATAAATTATAATATGGAAGAATATAAAATAGACCCAACAATCGCATATGATGTAGTTGAATTACCAAGTAAAGGTATTCATTACACAAATAATAAGAAATCAGTTCGAGTTGCATATCTTACAGCTTCGGATGAGAATATCTTATCAGCACCAAATTTAATTGCAAATAATGGTGTAATTAATGAACTATTAAAACGTAAGGTTTTAGATAAAGATTTACAAGTAGATGATATTGTAGATGAAGATAGACAAGCTATTTTAATATTTTTAAGAAATACGGGGTTTGGTTCAACTTATAATTTAACGGTAACTGACCCAAAGACAGATCAACCATTTTCAGTGGAGGTGGATTTATCCTCATTAAAAATAAAAGACTTTAATTTAAAAGAAGATATTAATGGAGAATATTCATATCATATGGGTAAATCTAAAGTTAATGTTACATTTAAATTTTTAACACAAAAACAAGAAAAAGATATTGATTCAATCAGAGATACATGGAACGGAAATGGGGTACCTCCTGTAGTTACTAAACAACTTGAATTTATGATCAAATCAGTTGAAGGTAATAAAGACCAAATGAATATTAGGAACTTTATTGATGTTTTACCAATAAAAGATTCCCAAGATTTTAGAAAATTTGTTAAAGAAAATAAACCAGGGTTAGACCTAACCCAAAATATTACAACCCCGTCAGGAGACATAATCCAAGTTGAAATTGGATTCGGGGTAGAGTTTTTTCGACCTTTCTACGGAATATAAAAGAGGACAATTAAACGAAATCCTATACCTTGTTAAAAAAGGTTTTTCATATGGGGATATAGTTTCTATGCCAATTTATATAAGAAGATACTATGTAGAGTTTTTACTTGAGTTAGAAAACTCTAATTAATCTATTTATTAGTATGGCAACATTTGATTATGATAAAATAGCTAAAAATAATAGAGGTAATTACGATGCTGGATATGATGAATTAAAATTACAAAACGGCGGTAATACCCCATCAAAGGATCAAGTTACTGGCCTTATGGCCGCATATGGTAGACTTGCAGGATCTAAAGCATCATCGGAAAAGGATAAACCAGATAAGTCAGTATATTCGTCAAAGGCAACTTCTTTTAATGATACGTATAATATTTCACAATCAAATACGTATCAGACAGGTGAAGTTACAATGTTTGGAGATGCAATCTCATCAGTATGGAAAAATGGTTTTGATTTCATGAGCCAATTGGGAAATATTGGTAATGAAATTTTTCAACAATTAAAACTAGAAAATCAACTTAGAACTACTATTAATGAAAAAGTAGGTATAAGTGGTGAATTGTCTAGAGGATTAAGACAAGAAATTGTGGATTCATATCCCGCAGCTATTAGATTTGGTTATGGACTTGAACAAATAGGTGAAATGGTTTCAGAGATAATGACTAAATCAGGTAGATTTAATTTAATATCACAAGAAACATTAGAAAAAAGTTTTGTGTCAGCAAGAGCATTTGTTGGTAGTCTAGCTGAAATGGGTACCGCGATGACCGAATTTGAACAAATTGGTATTGGTGCGGGAAATGCTATTGATGAAATTAATAAAGCGGGTAAAGGATCTTTAGAATTAGGTTTGGTGGCGAAAGGAACAATTAAAGATATACGTGAAAATATTGGTAAAATTAATGAATTTGGGTTTAAAAACGGAGTTCAAGGATTAGCGGAAATGTCTAGACAATCAAAAGAGTTTAGAATTAACATGAGTGAAGCCTTTAAACTTGCGGATAAAGTTATGGATCCAGCAAATGCTATTGATATGGTTGCAAATCTACAAGTAATTGGTGGTGCGTTTGGTGATTTAAATGACCCATTAAAGTTAATGTATGATGCGACTAATAATGTAGAAGCATTACAGGATTCATTAATAAAGGCGGCAAGTGGTTTAGCAACATACAATCAAGAACAAGGTAGGTTTGAAATTTTAGGTATTAATCAAAGAAGAGTTAGAGACATGGCGGCAGCTATGGGTGTTGATTATAGAGAATTAACTAAGAGTGCAATTGCGTCTCAAGAAAGAATGTTAGCTAATAATGATTTAATGGCTAAAGGATTTAGTATACCTGAAAAAGATAAAGAGTTTATTACCAACTTAGCTAAAATGGATAATGGTAAGATGGTTATTGAAATACCTAAATCATTATCAGAAGAATTTGAAGGTAAAAGTAAGATTGCATTAGAAGATTTATCACAAAAACAATATGAAACATTAGAGGCAAATAGGAAAGCATTTGAGGATATGAGTCCAGAAGATATCGCTAGAGACCAAGTAACTTCAGTATTAAATATAGAAAGAGATCTTGCTGCGATGCTTGAATTAAATAAAATAGATTTATCAAGAAAAATTAATAGTAAGGAAGCAATCAATATTGCATCCGATTATGAAAAAAAGATTGGACTTTACAGTAAAGAATATATTAAAGGAGATAAAGGTTTATTATCTGAGGAATTTAAAGGGAACGCAAATGCTATGTTCGAAAAAGTAAAAAATTCCCCACTAGTTTTGGGAGAAATTAACAAATATAAATCTTTTTTAGATGCTTTAGGAGATAAAAACCCAAAAATAAAAAAAATGTTTGAAGATGTAGATTCTAAAATGAAAGAGGATATTAAAAATTCAACTAATTCTGCAACATCTACAACTGTCGATTATAATCATAAACATACATTTGAATATAAAGCAACTCCCGGTTATATGGAGTCTTTAAATAGAGAGAATGTTAGAAATCCAGGTCAATTTAACGAATGGGCGGAAAGAAATTCAAAAGAGTTCACCACACCTAATACTGCAGTTAAAAATTAGGATTAAATCTATTTATAATAAAATAAAAAATGCCGAGTAACTTAGACTTTGATACAACAAAAAAATTTAGAGACCGTATATTAGGTAAGACATTACAAAGACCTAACGGACCTCAAACTTTTAAGAACGATTCATACATAGTTCAAAAACTAAGTGATAGTGCAAATATTGATCAAGATAGTGTCGATACCAATAGAAGTAAAGATTTATCGATACCAAACAAATCAAATACATACAAACCTGAAAAATACTTTGTTCAGGAAGAAATATTAACATTACCACGTAAAGCTAATTTAAAATTATACCCATCATTTACACAAAGTGACTATGGAATTAACAAAAATAAAAAATGGAACAATATTAGTTTAGTTGGGGTTTTAACCAATTCAAACTATGAGACTGAATCTGATTTATATAAATTTGCATCAAATAGAATATTAAAGGACACAGACGGACCTATTTTTACAAGAAGTGCTCAATATCGACCTAACAATTCTCTTGATAATCTTAATAGCGTTGATTTAACCAATATAATTAATGGTAGACAACCGTTAATTCAAACATCATTTAAAATAACAAATAATGATCAAAATTTAGAATTTTTAAATGTTGTCGCAAATCCTGTTTTACAATTACCAACTATACCTGGTGATTATTTAACTGACCCTTCAAATCCATTAAATTATAATCCACGAAACTCATTACAAGTTGGAACATTGATTAATGATGCTGTGGGGGCAATTGCGTCTATGATAGGTATACGAGGTAAACCTAAAATTAGTCC